CAACCCTATCGTTTCGGAACGGTCAGCGGGTGATAAGCCCAAGGTCCCTACGAAGACGATCAAGAGTAGTCAGCCGTGATGGCTCACGAATCTCTAGAGGTAACTTCGCACCGCGACTTGCCTCCGGCATATCAGAGACTAATCCTGCAAAGGACACGTCATCCTCCACAGCTCCAGAAAACAAGGAGCCACGGAATGCCGAAACAACCTTCTCGTCGAAGGTTCTAATGAGGTTATTCACACCCATTCCAGGGTGTGACTCCAGGAACAAACTCTGGAGCTCATTAGCAACACCATCGTTCGTTGTATTCATAACGATGGTCGGTCTTAGGCCCACAAGGGAACCTAAAGCCAGCTTCTGTCTCTCAAGCAGCACACGTTCGGTCTCGGATAGCATTGAGGCATAAGTACTGCCCTTGCTAGAAAACCCAAGACCAATCGGCGGTAAACAGTGTTCAAGAATATCAAACACTTCCCGCTGTGCAGGAGATAAGAGCGACCGTGATCTACGTCCGAGGTTCCTCGAAATATCGAGGAAATTGTCATCAGACATCTCTCGCCACTTATACATTGGAAAAACCTCTGTACTTGTGACAACCTTACCAGCAAATTCACTTACAGCTGATGAGGAAATAGACTTGTCTTCAGACCACGGACACCCAAGTGCTTGTAGCATCTGGATGTAATTGGCAAAAAGATGGTCGTCAAGTATCACGACATCATCACCTACCACGAAAAATTGATCATGGTAGTTACCAGCCAGAGACGCAAGAAGCAGCCCATGAGTCATAGTAAAGACGCCAAAACTCGGGTATAAACCGAGAGGTTGACCCCTCTTCCACGACACAGGTCCAATCTTGGATCTCCAAGAACATCGTGAGAGGTACTCAAAGAGTTTAACGTCGCGAGACTCGGATCCAAATATGCTGCTTAAGACTAGTGACTGAACTTCCAACGGAAAATAATCCGTAGCACTAGTTAGGTCGACTGAATGAACGGTCTGACCCCTTGCTAAAGCATCCTGAATATGGGGTAAAGCACGATCTTGGTTGAAAGTGCAGTCCCAAGGGAGTTTACGAACGATACTGTAAACTGTTTTCCCCAAGGGATTCAATGCGATTTGATGGATCCGGAAAGGAGAAGCAATACTCCTGAGTTTATAACCCGGCTCCTGCAGGAAATGAACATCACCTGCGATATGGGCTGAGGGGTCCAAATAAGCACCCCTTACTCCGATCATATCACGCATTAAAGCACTCCGCAAACGCTCGATTCCAGAGAATGTGTTATCATAAACATCCTTGAAATACGAGTAAAGTCGCAGACCATCAGTAGAACGTAGATAGGAAAGTTCACTATCTAACTGACGATCTTGTGGTACACTCTTAGAACCCCAGGAGGGAGCCCTTTTTGAGGGAGAACCCCTGTAGGTAATGAGCTTGGAACCCAAGTCGTCATGGAAACCGACTTGTTGCAGACCAATGAACTTCCGGACAGCGCTGTGAAGCGCAGTAATCAAGGACGGATCCAAATAAACAGGATCCTCAGAACCGACAGCAGAGAGAAACTTACTCCGCTGCGCCTCAGTCAATCGAGGAGCTGTAAAGTGGGTGTAAGCCATCAGCGCCTGAAGCACTTTATTAAAGCGCTTGGCACCAACACCCCACCGAAACAGCCGGCCTAATGGACCATACAACTCTCCATGAGAATTCTTGCGAATCCTCGATTTTGGAGGAAGTCCAGCCCTTAACCGGATGAAATCGACTTTCAGCGATTTTAATCGCTTTACAGTCCACTCCACCCCAGAGCACTTGACCCATTTATCTACCAAGTTAATAAACGGCTTGATAGTATCATGGGGTATTCCGATCACGATAAGGCGATGAATCATTCCCCTCTGATCGATTGGTGTTAAACCAATCATTGCATGGTCTCCTTTCAGAGATGTGCAACCTGATCAGGGGACGACGAGTCCGCCTTTAGGCTTTAGGCTACAAGGATTCTTGTACTACCAGGAAACATTTGGGGAAGGGATGGTGCGCTGACCATAAAGGTACTTCGCAACCCGGTAGCTTTGCTGTAAAGCTTGGCTAACACCCGGTCCATCCAGCTCATCCGGACCAGCCTTGATGAAGTCCCAGACAGATTGAACATACCCTGTCTGCACTGCCGTCAAGGAGGTACCTGAGTGCTTAGGTGCCCAGTTCGGGAAGTTGGGGTTACCAACATCCAATAACCAGCTCACCTCAATGCCACTGCTTCGGATACTCCATCCGGCTATGGTAGATAGGGACAAACCCATCGGGGAGGTCATATACTGACCCGTTATCATTGTTCCATACGTACCTTCATTACGAACCACGCGGTACTGTGGCACGTAAGAAAGGAACATGTCGTAGAGCTGAATAGTTCCCGCCATTTGCTACCTTTCTGTACAGAATCTCCTTGTGGG